CCAGCTATCTGGACGGCGCTACGATCTCCAGCGTCACCCGGACCCCAACAGGCGTCACGGTTACAAACACATCCAACACCACCACGCGAATCACCCAGAGGCTCAAGGGCTTCGGATACGTTGACTTCAAGGTCACGACATCCAGCGGCGACATTGAAGAATTCCGCATAACGATCCAGCCAAGAGCCGGAAGCGCTTTTTTTTTACCCAATATAGCTAGCGTCCCGCAGAACACGGCACAGCTTTATGCGACCGTGGCCGATGTTACCGGGTCAAACATAGACAGCGGTATCGGCTGGCTCAGGACTGCGGGCTATTACACAGCAGGAGACGGCGGCGACGCTCTTTACAAGCGTGTGTTTGCTGTCCCAAGCCACTCTGGCTACATCACCAGCAACGCTGGAACCTATTATTGGGAACTTGCGGAGTCATCGACCCTGAACGTCCGCCAATTTGGGGCCAAGGGGGATGGGTCAACAGACGACACGACCGCCATTAACGCAGCATTCGCGGCCCTTCGTGCCAAAGTGGCAGAATTGGACATCTACGCGGCTTCGTATTTCGTAGAGTTCCCAGAGGGTGACTACCTAGTCACATCGTCAATCAATGCGACAGGCATCAGAAACCTCGTTTGGGGGATCTCGGGGCCTGGGCGAATTGTTGGTCAGACAAGCGGCGTTCCCGTTCTTGACCTGACGTTCTCGCGGTATTGCACAGTCAGGGATCTGCACGTCTACGGCTCCAGCACGAACCCTCCAAATGTAGGGGTGTTGGTCGCTGTTGATAACTCAGGCAGCGTTGCAGACGTTCACTACCTCGATAACGTGGCTATTTCCGGCTACTTCACGAAGGCGTGCCTGTACAATTACGGGTCAGAAGACCTGACAGCCATCAAGCTGATCTGCTACAACCTGCACAATTCCACATCATCCTATTGCGCAGTGTTCACGGGTGAGAACACGCTGGGCGTAACATCCTCATTCAAGACGGTAAACACGTCCACAGCCGTCTCATTCAATGACGTGGCGGTCATTCACGGTGACTTCCGCAAGGCAGTGTCAGGCCCCGCCATCTTTGTAGAGCGTGCCTTCGGCCTTGCGCTTCATGACTGCTACGGTGTCAGCCTGAATGATGCAATCGTTGTCGTGAACAAGACGACGACAGACAGCAACCTTCTTCATTTCGACCTGCATTGTGAAACTGGACCGTCTATGGTTGCCTGCGTTGAGTTCCGTGGGGCGAGCCAAGACATATACGGGTTCACGTTCAAGGACTTCGCTCCCCAGGCGTCCACCAGTGTGTTCCGAACCGGAACGGGTGCAACGACTGTCACCCTGCGCAACGTGGACATTCATATCGGTTATTTCCAAGTAGTCCCGAGTGCAAACGTGTTCAGCACGGCAAGCGCCTTCACCATCCACGGTGGTCGCGTCTTCATCGGCGACAACACATACAACAACATCACGTCTCTTTCCGCATTCACCGGCATCATTGAGACGAACACGCTAGGCCGCTTCGTAGCCCGCACTTCATTTGATGTGAACGGGACGAAGGTAGTTGGCGCAAGGGACACCGGCTGGACCGCAATGACCGGCACAACGAACAAGGCCACGTCATACGACACTGCCACAGTAACAACCGCACAGCTCGCTGGCCGCGTCATGGCACTGCAGGCAGCACTCACAACACACGGGCTTATCGGTGCTTAAACTTAACCTGACACACGAAGAGGCGGCCTTAGTCGGTGCCGCTCTTGCCAACATGCCTTACCGCCAAGTCGCCCAATTGCTTGCCAACCTTGAGCAACAGATTAGGGCGCAGGTGCCAGAGAACACGGCGTCTGATCGCATGGTTCAAGACCAGGCCTCGCCGCGCAATAATATTTCGACATCAACGAGTTAGCGAAGATAAAATGGCTGGCAACGGCAACTCAGGACAACGCAAAGACAAGTTGATCCGCGAGGCTCTCATGCTGGCTGCTCATCGCGTGCATGACGACGACCCACAGGGCCGCAAGAAACTTGCCGTCGCTGCTGCGAAGGTTGTCGAAATGGCAGTAGAGGGCGACCTTGCTGCATTCAAGGAAATCGCTGACCGCATTGATGGCAAAGCCCCGCAGTCAGTGGATGTAACCACACGACATGAACAGCCCATTACAGAATGGACAGACGCAGACCTTGAGCGCGTCATTGCCGATAGAAGCACAAGCCGCACAGGAGTTGCTGCGAAGGCGGAAGGCCAGACGAAGCCTCATTGACTTTACCGAATACACCTACGACCGCTACAAGACAGCCAAGCACCACCGCATAGTTGCCGAGCAACTCGAGCGGGTCATGCGCCGCGATGTAGACCGGCTGATGCTCCTGATGCCTCCAAGGCATGGAAAGACAGAACTAGCCTCAAGACGATATCCAGCGTTCTGCTTAGGGAACTTCCCGCATCGCCAGATCATCGCGGCTTCCGCCTCTGCGGAGTTCGCGGCTGACATCGGGCGAGAAGTTCGAAACATCATTCGCAGCGAGGATTACGGGCGCTTATTCCCTGAAGTCCGGTTAGCTGAAGACAGCCAAGCATCTGGTCGCTGGCATACGAATAAGGGCGGGATCTTCTACGCGGTCGGCGTCGGGAGCCAAATCCTTGGCAAAGGCGCGGATGAATTTATCATCGATGACCCCTTTGGCAGCATGAGCGATGCTCAATCTGAGCTAGAGCGCAAGGCGGTCAAGGAATGGTATCAGGGCAGCGTCTACAACCGACTGCAGCCTGGTGGGGCAATCATCCTCATCAACCATCGGATGCACGAAGACGACCTCTCAGGCTTCCTGCTTGAGCAACAGAACAACGGCGGCGACAAGTGGGAGATCGTCCAGCTACCCGCCATAGACAGTTCCGGGGCGGCGCTCTGGCCGGAAGCTTACCCTATCGAAAGCCTCGACCGCATCCGAGCGAACTCGCTGCCCCGGTTCTTCTCTGCGCTCTTTCAGCAAGACCCGCAGCCTGACGAGGGCACGTTTTTTAGACGGGAATGGTTCAAGACCCATGACGAGCGACCCAAGGTCAACTTCTTCGGAACCTCTGACTTCGCTGTCACTGACGGTGGCGGGGATTATACAGAGCACGCGGTATGGGGCGTGGGTCCAGATAGCACAATTTACGCGGTCGATTGGTGGCGTGGCCAGACAGACGCAGGGGTCTGGATCGAGAAATGGTGCGACCTCATCGGGAAACACAAGCCGCTCACATGGTTTGCTGAGAGTGGTGTCATCAAGCGAGCCATTGAAGGCCCGCTGAAGAAGCGGATGGACGAGCGCAAGACGTGGGCGAGCATTGAGTGGGTGGCAAGCATCCACGACAAGCCGACACGCGCTAGAGCGTTCCAGGCACTCGCGGCTAACGGCAAGGTGAGCTTCCCCAAGTCCCCTTGGAGCGGCGACGTACTGGACCAGCTTATCCGCTTTCCGGCTGGCAAGCATGACGACGCGGTTGACTGCTGCAGCCTGATAGGCAGGGCAGTCTACGAGGCATGGCCTGCGCTTCTGACGAAGGTAGATCACTCACGTAATCCGGTGGATCGGTACACGAGAAACCGCAGTTTGGCCGCTTCGGGCGGATGGAAGACAGCATAATGGCAAAGCGCAAGATTGCAGACCAGAAGGCCGAGGATAATTACCTCGAAACGGTAAAGCGCAAAGCCACTGTGTCAATGGACATGCTCGACGCTGCAAGGCGCGCGGCACAGGTCTTCCAGCGGTACTATGACGGCGACCAGTGGACGGACAGCGAGCGCCGTGTGCTTGAGGCCCGTGGCCAGCCAGCCCTTGCGTTCAACCACATCAAGCCTGCGGTGAATGCCATCATCGGCATCGTAGAGCGTGGCCGCACAGACCCGAAGGGCTGGGGCCGCACACCACAGGACCAAGAGGCCGCAGAGGTAGCCACGGACGGCCTGCGCTACGTCAGCGACGTGACCCGGTTTAATGCGACCGCGAGAGAATGCCTGCAGGACTTCCTCATCTGGGGCGTTGTCGCCGGCATCAACGAGATCAACGAGGGCCAAGAGCCTGGCATTCGGCGCATCAGGCCGGAAGAGTTCTTCTACGACCCCTACAGCCGCGACCGTGACTTCGGTGACGCGCGCTATATGGGCATTGCCAAGTGGATGGATGAGCAGGATCTCATCGACCTCTATCCAGACGCTGAAGACAAGATCAAGCAGTCCTTTGACATCGCGACGACCGGCGACACGTTCAAGGATCGGCCCAAGGATGGCTGGTCATGGATTGACGTAAAGTCCCGCCGCATCATGTGCTTCGAGATGTACAGCCGCAGAGGCGGCATCTGGAACAAGTGCGTTTTCGTTTATGGCGGGGTCTTGGAAGAAGGCCCAAGCCAGTACCTCGACTCCAGGACCAAGCAGCCGCGCAATCCGATCTTGGCTCAGTCCGCCTATGTGGACATCGACAACCAGCGATACGGCGCGGTCAAGGACATGGTCAGCCCGCAGGATGCGATCAACAAGGGCCGGTCGAAGGCAATCCATCTGCTGAACGTGGCCAAGCTCCGGGTTGAGCCTGGGGTTCTGGATGTTGACGCGGTTCGCAAAGAGTGGGCCAAGCCTGATGGCATCATCGAGGCCCGCGAAGGCCAGATTGAGGAGTTGGGCGATCGGCAGCTAACGCCTGCTCACCTCGAACTGCTCCGTGACGCCAAGGAAGAGATGCGCCGTCAAAGCCCGACACCGGGCATTGTGGGTCGTGGCGGTCAGTCTCAGTCTGGCAGGGCTATCCTTGCTGAACAACAGGCAGGCATGACCGAGCAGGCTCCGCTCTTGGCCGGGTTCGACGATTGGAAGCTCAGGTGCTACCGCGCAATGTGGGAAAGCATCAAGCAGTTCTGGACCGGGCCGAAGTGGATACGGGTCACGGACGACGAGAACGCCCCGCGCTTTGTGGGCTTGAACATGCCGGAACCTGTGATTGACCCGCAGACGGGCCAGATGCAAATCGACCCGATGACCGGCCAGCCTGTCATGCAGTCGAACAACCCGGCTGAGATGGACGTGGACATCGTCATCGACTCCACGCCTGACACTGCAGTCATTCAGGAAGAGCAGTTCCAGAAGCTTGCGGAACTCGTGCAGTCAGGGATGCCAATCCCGCCTGACGTGCTGATAGAGGCGTCTTCGCTGCCGAAGAAGAAGCTGCTGCTGGACAAGCTGAAGCAGGCGCAGGAGCAGCAGTCTCAGCAGCCAGACGCCGCGATGCAGGTTGAGCAACAGAAAGCCCTCATGCAGACGCAAGCCAAGCAGCAAGAGCTTGAGATGCAGGCACAGGCCGACGCGCAAGAGCTACTGCGCCAAGACGAAGCGGACAAGCGCAAGACCGAGCGGGCGATGCAACTCGCAGATTTGCAATTCAAATACGACATTGAGCGCCTCAACCGACAGGCTGAGATTGAGACAGGCAAGGCTCAGGCCATGCTTGAGATCAAGCGGCAGGAGAAGTTGGCCGACCTTGAGTTTGGGGCGCAGTCGAAGCAACTCGACTTTGAGTTCAAGGCTCGTGAGGCCGAACACAACGACGCTCGCAAGCGCATGATGGCCGAAGGCGGCGAGGGCGGCGAATCAGCCATGCAGCCCGTCAAGCCAGACCGGACAATGGAAGCCTTGGGTGCTGGCCTGCTCGCCATTGGGCGGGGTCAGGAAGCACTTGCGTCTGCACTGTCCAAGCCAAAGCAAATTCTCAGAGGCCCTGATGGGCGCGCACAAGGGATAACCTGATGCCTAAATCCACTTCAGCCAGCAACTCAATCCTGGCGCTTATCTTCAATGCGACCACGTGGGCCGACATTGCGGAGAATGACAGCACGTCGCCTGCAACAAACTTGTACATCTCGCTGCATACCGCAGACCCGGGTGTAGGCGGCGCTCAGACGACCAACGAGACGGCGTACACGAACTACGTCCGCATTGCTGTTGCTCGCACGACAGGCGGGTGGGACGCCCCGGCATCGGGTGCGACGGCTAACGCGGCCTTGGCTCAGTTCGCCCAGTGCGGCGCTTCAGGCGCGACCTTGACCCATGTGGCGATTGGCACGGGCGCAGCGGGTGCTGGCTTGGTGCTGTACGCAGGGGCGCTCACCTCAAGCCTTGCGGTTGCTAACGGCATCCAGCCACAGTTCGCTGCCGGAGCTTTGGACGTCACCGAGTCATGATTGACGTGAAACAGAAGCCTGAGACAAGCTATTCCTGCAAGGAATGCGGTGTTCCCGTGAAACGCGAGCGCGACGAGTTCACCCGCGGCTGCGAGTGCAACGGCGGCATCATTGCCAGCCTGCACGCTACTGCTGTTGGCAAGTCAGCATTTGCGGATGAGACGGCGCACTAATGGTAGGCTTTGCCAATATCGCGGCATTTGTAGACGCCGAGGTTGCAGGCCAGTCCAAATATGTGACCTATCGTAAGGTCCCCGCTGTTGTAACGGTGGCGGGCGTCTGGTTTGACTACTCAATGGCACCGGGTAATCCGGCCCCTCAGTATTACGCGGCGGCCCCACTTGAAGCCAAGGTGATGACGCGGTCAGGTGACGGCGGCATCCAGCACGGTGGCAATGTCACGGGCGGCAAGAAGTACCTGCGCAAGATCACGGCTATGGCAGTGGCAGCAGCGGGCGTCCCGCAGCGTGTGACGATGCTTGATTACCTGATGTTCTACCCATTCGTGGACATGGGAACGCCTGACAGCCAGCCGATGGTCAATACCAACGTGCTGACCCGCTCTACATCGGGCGCGGGCGTGCAGATCATGCCTATTCTTGTCGCTCCGCATGGATTGGTAGGTGACACGTTCTTTGTGACGTACACCAATTCAGCGGGGGTTGCAGACAGGGTTACACCGCTGCACACGATGACCACAACGTCTAGCGTCAACGGCACGTTGCTTTGCACCGCGCAGGTGGGCGCAGATCGCAACGGCCCGTTCATGACGCTCCAAGCAGGTGACAGCGGGGTTCGATCTATCGAAGCGGTACAGTGTACGAACGGGACAGACGTGGGCCTGTTCACGCTGGTGTTGGTCAAGCCCCTTGCAGAGCTGACAGTCAGGGAAATCACAGCCCCGACCGAAAAGGATTTCTTCCTTGATGGGGGGTGCAAGGTCCCCGAGGTCGAGGATGACGCCTACATCAACTTCATCACATGCCCCAACGGATCGCTTTCAGCGGTGCCGCTGTTCGGCGATGCAACCTTTATTTGGACGGTGTAGCACATGCCCGGGTTTACCTCACTTGATGACCTGATTAATGAAATCAGCGTGAACGGCAAGTTCTGGCGTGCGGATTGGAACAAGCTAACCCACGCGGTTGGTGCTCAGGCAGCAGGCACGTGGTATGCGCTCCCCCATGCGACGGGCAATCCCGCCGCTATGACCTTGGGCGCTGTTGGCACCAACTTGGCATGGCATCCGGCGACAGACAGGACCGCTGGTGCCATCTATCACGGTGGCGACGTATCGACCGACATCAAGCGCATTCTCAACGCTTCGGCGTTTAGTGCGGCGACTACCACCATGCCCGCGGTGTTTATGTTGGTCGACATGCTAGGCTGGTATCCGGTCACGACGACGACCGTGACGGGCAACCAGGCATTGGTCAACTCGGCGACGGTCACGGCTTCGTCATCGTCTGGCCTTCTCCTGACCTACGCAGGCTGGGACATCCAATCCTATACCCCTCTGCGGTTCACGACGACGACAACGCTGCCCACGGGCCTCTCGCTCAACACCACGTACTATGCAGTCAGGGTATCAGCCACAACTTGCCGCGTGGCGACCTCCATGGCGAACGTGGATACGGCGACGGTCATTGCGTTTACAGATGTAGGCACGGGTACACACACGGGCACGATCTATCTTGGCGACCGGGCACCGACACATGGCGCAGGCGTTCAAGCCTACCTGACCCCATCCGTTGCCTTGGGTGCAGGTACGCCAAACATCCAACTGACTTATACCGACGCGGCGGGTAACACGGGTAACACGACACCGACGACGCAGCCTATCTCGAACGCAACTGCGCCAATCGGGCAAATCGAATACTCAGGAACGGGTGCAGGCAAGTTTGGCCCGTTCATCCCTCTGGCTGCGGGTGACTCAGGCATCCGCTCAGTGCAGCAGTTCAACTACAACGTGACGCACACATCAGGCACCACAAACCTTGTGCTGTGCAGACCATTGCTCACCCTTCCCATGACCACCGTGGGCGTTGCAGCGGAGCGTGATTTGGTGAACCAACTGCCGTCCATGCCACGTGTGTTTGACGGCGCTTGCCTCACGTGGCTGATGTATGCGGGCGCTGCGACGCCAGTTACATCGGCATTCTACGGGCATCTGGATTTTGGCTGGGGTTGATGGCGCTCATCGGCAATTACTCGGTCCTAAGCAAAGACCCGGGCCGCTCCATCGGGGGCGGGGCAATCGGGCTTGGTAACGACCGCAGCGCGTTCAATAAGCCGAGCATGGCGCGCGGGGCGTTTTGCTCCGAGTACTGGGACCCACTCTCAGGCATTCCAGACGGCTACCGCGATCCATACTGGTGGGTCATGCCCATCACGGCTGGCGCTCTTGCCGCTCGAAAGAACATCTCAGGCGATGGGGACCTGACAGGCTCCGTTGCTGGTGGTGTGAACGGGCAGGCCACCATTGCGGGTGTCGGCACACTTACAGGCGTCGGTCAGCTTATCATTTCGATGGCTGCGGCTATCAGTGGCTCCGGGACGATCTCGGGGGCATCGCTACAGGCGTTCCTGCAACTTGCTGCGGCCCTGAGTGGCTCAGGCGGTGCAACGGCTCAGTTGACCGCTATCGGCCACCTCGCAGCAGCTGTTGAGGCGGAAGGCACAGTAGCAGGCACTACGGTCCTGACGGCTCTGGGTACGCTAGCAGCGGCCATCAACGTGACGGGCGACGTGCTGACCACGGGTAACGTGGCAAACGCCATTCTAGACGCTGTAAACGGTGTCGAAGAGGGGCTGACAGTGCGTCATGCCTTGAGGCTCATTGCAGCGGCGACTGCCGGCAAGATCAGCGGCGCGGCAACTACCACGATTACGATCAGGAACGCTGTGGCAGACGACAAAGATCGGCTGATCGCTGTTGTCACAAGTGATGGGGACCGGACGGCTATCACCTACGACCTGACGGACTCCTAAGCCGTGAGTGGGGATAGCTTCCCAAACAGATACTTTCCGGAGCGGTACTTTCCCGGCGGGTATTTCCAAGGGGGCGAGCAGAACCCCGGCGCGATGTCGGCCAGCCTGTCTGGCTCTGGCTCGCTCACTGCAACGCTTACGCAAGCGGCAGCGGCTGCAACGGGCGGCTCAGTCATTGGCTGGGACCCGTATTACTACAAGAAACGCAACAAGCGCCGCGACCAGCGCAGGGACGTGGTCAAGTTTGTGGAGGAGGTGGCCGAGGCCCCCTTTGCACAAGCGCCGGCAGAGATACGAGAGCAGGCACAAGAGGCGCTCGAGGCCGCAAGGCTCGCGCTTCAGTTAGCCGAACTGGACGCCATGCAAAAGGCGCTTCGGGAGATCAACGAGTTTTACGCCCTCATCCGCGCAGAGGCCAAACGGCTTCGCGACATGGACGAGGACGAAGAGGAATTGCTGCTACTCGCAGCATGACGAGCCGCCATCGTTAAGGGCGTTGCATAGCCGCCGCCGGGCTTCACCGGGCGACACTCAAGGAAACGAATGACAGAGGATGACAAGCTGTCGTTTCTCGACCAACCGAGAGACGAGACTGGACGATTTGCGTCTAAAACAGATTCGCAGCCCGTGGAAGCCCCACCGCCTGCACCGGAGCCGCCTGCTGCAGAGCAGCCCGCCCCGACACCGGAACTAGCCCCATCACAGCCGAGCAGCGCGCCCGTACAGCCGCCGCCTGGATATATCCCGATGGCCGCAGTTCTGGATGAGCGAGAGAAGCGCCAAAAGTACGAGCGAGAGCTTGAAGACATGCGGCGCAAGTATGAGGAGGCGACACGCAAGCCACCTCAGGCACTGGACCCTATAGCGGACCCGGAAGCCTTCGAACGCTCACTTAACGAACGCATTGAGCGTGTTCGTTGGGACGCAATCACAAACGCCAGTCTGGTCGCCGCAACACGGCACCACGGCCCTGAAAAGGTCAAAGCCGCCGAGGAATGGTTGCAGTCTGAACTGCAGCAGAACCCCGGCATTTGGCAGCAAATCCAACGTCAGCCCGATCCTTACGACTACGTGGTCTCGCAACATCAGCGAACTCTACGACTGCAGAAGATCGGCGACGACGACCCCGATGCTTACGCTCAGAAATGGGCAGAGGCCAACGGATACGTGAAAGCCGGAACTCAGCAGCCACAGAGCGCAGGTGTCACGGGACATCCCCCACAATCGACACTGCCTAGACCTTCACTCGCATCCGCGCCAAGCGCCGGGAGTAAATCCCCAAGCGTTCCGGTCGGACCAGGGGAAGCGTTCAACGCAGTGTTCAAATAAGGACACACTGCTATGGCTGAGACAGCCCTTTCATCTGCCTTGGAAAAACAAGTTTGGTCCAAGGACTACCTCGCAGAATACGTTCGCGAATCTGGCTTCCTTCCCTACATGGGCCGCAAGAAGACTTCGGTCATCTGCACCATGTACGAACTGGCCAGCGAAGCCGGCAAGACGCTCAACATCCCGCTCATCACCAAGCTCAACGCCGCTGGCGTTCGTGGCTCTGGCGTGCTGGACGGCAAGGAAGAGCAGCTCGGAAACTACAACTGCGCCATCTCGGTTGACTGGATTCGCAACGCCGTAAAGGTGCCGAAATCCACCTCGTACAAGACGGAAATCGACCTGCTAAACGCTGGTCGTGACATGCTCAAGCTTTGGTCTGCCGACACGCTTCGCGCCGACATGATCAAGTACATGGCGGGTCCGACTGTGACCACGTCGAGCATTCCGGCGGTCGACATCGTTGACACTGACGGCAACGTGGTTGTCACGGGTGCAACGGCTGCGAACTACAACACGTGGTCCGCTGCCAACTCCGACCGCATCCTCTACGGTGCGGCCACGAGCAACTACTCGGCAACCCATGCTACGGGTCTGGCAACAGTCGACAGCACCAACGACAAGTTGACGGTCGCGCAGATCAGCCTTGCAAAGCGCATGGCCAAGAATGCGTCACCTGCGATCAGACCCTTCAGGCTTGAAGACGGTCGCGAGTACTTCGTGATGTTTGTGGGCGCTCGCGCGTTCCGCGACCTCAAGACGGACTCGAACATGACGAACGCCAACCGTGACGCTCGCGCTCGCGAGAACAACGGCATGGACAACAACCCGTTGTTCCAGGACGGCGATCTCATCATTGACGGCGTCATCATCCGCCAGATCGAAGAAATTTCGACGCTCATCACGACGTCGAGCATCTTCGCTGCGGCTGGTAACGGTTCGATTCCGGTCGAACCTGGCTTCCTCTGTGGCCAGCAGGCCATGGGCGTTGCTTGGGGTCAGGAACCGATGCCGATCACCGACATGACGGCGGACTACAAGTTCCGTCCGGGTGTTGCCATCGAAGAACTGCGCGGCATTGCCAAGCTGCACTTTGGAACCGGGTCGTCCTCGGCTTCGAAGCAGCAGGGCATCGTGACGGTCTATTCGTCAGGCGTTGCTGACTAAGTTTGAGCGGCTGGCTTATGGCTGGCCGCTTTTCCTTTTCTCTTTGGTGAGGACCAAACACAATGCCTACCTATACCTCCAAGCAGTACGCCAACTCGCCGAAGGCGTTCGTCGGCGCAACCCCCGGCAACACGATGACCTTCTATTGGGAAGTCAGCATCACTGCTGCCGCAGCCAACCTTGACGCCTTCAACTTCGGCACAGTGCCAAAGGGCTTCCGCCTGACGCATGCGACGCTTGAATCCACCGACATCGACACGAACGGCTCGCCGACCGTGACGATCAACGTGGGTGACGCTGGTGACGCTGACCGCATCTTCGCGGCATCGACTGTTGGTCAGGCCGGAACGCTTTCGAGCGCGTTTGCCACGACTGCCTTTGGCTACCTCTACACGGATGACACGGTCATCACGGGTGCAATCCCCACGGGTCCGGCGACGGGCGCGACGGGCACGGTGTACCTCGCACTCATGGGCCGCTTTGAAGGCCCGAACTCGTAAGCATAAGTTGGAGGGGGCGGGCGATGGTTCGCCCCTTTCGTTTTCTAACAAGGAGGAACTATGAGATTCATCTATACGGGCGGGACGGAATTCGACGGCACCGAAATGCCGGCATCCGTCACCATGTACGGCATCAAGTTCATTGAAGGCGTGGCCAAGGATGTGCTTCCGGGCAATTTCGCCGACGATGCGAAGTATCAGCACGCAATCAGCAAGCTGAAAACGCACCAGTTTTTCCAGACGGTCAACGACGAACCCGGCACGCTTGAGGTGCTTGAGGCTCCGAAGGCCAAGCGCGGACGGCCTGCAAAGGTTGTGGCTGAAGAGGCCACGTACATCGAGGATGCTGCAGAGTGACAGTTACAAACGTCGAAATGTACCAGATGGTGGCCGAAGAACTCGGCATCATCGGTGCAGGCGAATCCCTGAGCGCCGATGTCAGCGACATGATCTCTAGGCGTGCCGATAAGGTACGCGCCTGGCTCATCGAAGAGGCCCTCGCGTACTGGATTTCTGACGCCATCCCCGACGCTGCTGCGCTTCCCTATGCGCAAGTCGTCGCAGGTCAGTGCGCGGAAGCCTTCGGGCGCGGGCCGAACTCTGACACACCCTATCTGCTTGGCGAGACGGGCTACCGCTTGCTTGAGCGTCATGTTTCCCAACGCTCTAGCAAAGAGCCTGTCATGGTGGAGTACTTCTGATGGCCTTGAATACAGATTACATCGAGAGGAAGGATCTCCTCAGCAACGCATCTGCGACCGGGTCATATTTTACGGTCAAGGGCGGCACGTACATCTGGTCAGCCGAGGGGACATTCTCCTCTGCCACGCTCCAGCTTCAGGCCAAAAACGCAAACGGCACGGCGACGGACATCTCGGGCGCTTCACTGTCTGCAGCAGGGTTTATCTCGGTGCTGCTAGCTGCTGACGCTCAAGTGCGCGTTTCGGTCACTGGGTCACCCACGGCTATCTATTCCTCGCTCGTGGCGGTGCCATAATGGGTGGGGTCATTATCAATGCTCGCCCCATCTTGATTTTGGGTGCAAGCGGCACGGCTGTGTCTGGTGCTGCCGACACAAACGAGAACACGCTGGCTACAATCACCGTCCCAGCCGGGGCGATGGGGACCAACGGCATCTTGCGGATCACCACTAACTGGGCAGTGACCAACAGCGCAAACAACAAGACATTGCGCGTTCGCTTCAGTGGCGCAGCGGGGACGATTCTTGGGGTGTTTGTCGCGACGACGCAGCCCCGCTTGAAAAATGATGCGCTCATCATAAACACGGCTGCGGCGACTCAAGCAACGTCAAGCACATGGTGGGCGTCGGCGGGCAACGCGGTAGATGCGGCCACAGCGCCAACTGTTGACACGACAGCCACAACAACAGTCGTGATTACAGGGCAGAAGGCAAGCGCCGGTGAAACGCTGACACTGTCGAATTACCTCGTAGAGTTGCTGCGCCCATAATGCCCCGCGTCCGTATCCCCTTTGGCCGCACCTTCAACAAGGGCCGGTCGAACGCCGCAGGTATGCAGTCTCTGGTCAACCTCTACGGCGAGCCAGTAGACGGCGAGGGGCGCACTGACTTTGTCTGCTATGGCACGCCTGCGCGCTCCCTGTTCGCCACGGTAGGCGGTGGAACCGTCCGAGGCATGATTACGGCGTCTGATG